TTTGATTGCTCAAAAGTTCGGTGATGCTTTCGTTTATCTTCTCCTGATATGGCTCAATGACTTGCTTGTTGAATATCTCAAGACCTGTGGTCATTTCATCCTTGTTACTTCCAAAGCCTGATGTTTCGCGAATACCGAAAAGAAGGGGCGTAGTAACACGGTGTGCTGTGATTATCTTCTGCGTTGCGGTAGTATCCATGAGTTGGTACTGCTTATCCGCATCGTTCACAGGAAATGGCGTAATTTCAGTCTTGGGTTGATCACGTTCGTTAAAGAACATAACCACCTTACCTGCATTGCGTGCGCCACTCATTTTGTTTTCCCAGTCCATCATCATTTGTTGCTTCTGTTCAGGCGTTGCTTGCCCATTGTAGAAGTTGATAATGGTAGAAGGGAAAAGACCGTTTGATATTTGGTTGATATGGAAGATAGAAATCTGCTTATCCAACTCGATGTAGTTAATCGCACTCCAGTAATCGGGACGCGGATATGCATCGCTACCTGTATATGTGAAGCACCAATATATTTGACGAGGTTCTTCCGTGCGTGTTAGGTAGTTATACTTCGGAATGAACTCAGGAGTGTTCTTTTTCTTGCGAATATTAGACCAGTCGTAGCTGTGATAGATACCTATTTCGCTATCGTCTTCTTGATTAACAGCAATACGGCATTCTTCAAATGGTATCGCATTTAGCTTCGATATAACTGTGCGGTCGTTGCTCCAAATAACTTCAATGAAGAAACCACCAAACAACTTTAAGTCGTGTGCGGCTGCATACGTCAAGCTATTAATGTCAAGTGCATCAAGTTCTTGTTGGTATTGCTCAGACTTAATACCCTTCCCGGCTATCATGTCACCAATGGCAACAACCAAACTACCATGCACTGGTGATTCGTGTGCAAGGTCACGCAGGTATTGTGGGAAATCGTTTTGATCACCATAATTAACCCAGCCTTTGCGGTCTACTTTTTCCGCATCGGACTTAGCTACATACTCGCTAAGTTTCAATGATACTATATTGCTTTCGTTATGGCTCATAGATTATATCATTTGGTATTATACTAGCTGGTACATCAAACCATGTAGTGTTGTGATTTAGCACAGCATAACCACGCTCCACCAAACCAACAACAACACCGCTTGCCGGGTTAGTATTGCTGGAAGAATTTTGTCCGTACACTTCATAGCGATATCTGCCCGCTAAGGTAAGACCAACCGTTGTTATTTCAAGTTGTGTGATGCGCACATTTTCATTAAGTATAGTGGCAACCTGCGCGAGTTGTTGCCCTGTGGTGCTATTCTCTTCGTGCGTTAGCACTATCAAATAATTGGTATACGTTGTGGCATAGTATTGCCTTGCCTCGTCAAGTGATAAAAACACTTGTTGGTTAGATGTATTGGTCTGTAAATATATCATGGTACTTTATTTAAAAAGGGCAGATGTGACACCTGCCCCTTTTACAATACAACAAGAACACAACGGAAAACAATCTTAGTAAGCAGGGCTTACAGTAATACCAGGGAAGTTATCGAATGGTACTGCTGTAAAAGGCTCAAGGTGTACAGCAGGAGTTAGTTCTTCTGCAGTCGTTGTCACTTGATAACCCATCAAATCTGCCTTCTGCTGTCCTGATTGAACAGAGCCAGCGGTAAGCTGTGAACCTTCGCCTGCACCTACCAACAAGATTTGGTCATCATTGGTACGCACAAACACTATCATCTTTGCTTTAGCTACATTCAAGAACTCGTTACGCATGTCTTGGTTCAGCTTACCAAAAGTCCAACCAACTTCTTGTGAGAAGTACAGCGTACCTGTTTCCAAGTTCTTGTTTACTGTCTCAATATAAGAACCGCTGTTGCGGAATGGAACGTAGCGATAGATAGTAGCCGTAGGCAATCCGTCCACTTCACCTGTTACGGCATCATAAGTAATGCCCGATGTGAAGTCATCGTAGTTAGCAATCAATACTTCTTTAACACCTCCGATACCTTCAAGGCATCCAAGGGTAAAACCTGTTGTTAATTCACAAGCCATAGCTATGTATATTTTAAAGAGTTTAAAGGGGGTTGTTACGCCCCCTTTGTTAGTTTAATTATGCGCCCCAGTAGGTGATGTCCTCACCAACTGCAATCTGTGCACCGAGGTAGAAGCGTGCGCCATAGCGAACGTTCTGTGATCCATCCAAGTTCTGCATATCCAAGATGAACACTTCGTTCATTTGGTTTTCCTGCCAAGTACCCAACATCAAGTTAGACTTCTGAGCGAAGATGATGTTGTTTGCAGTCATACCCGGACATACTGCGATTTCGTACATACCTACAAAACGCTTAGATACTTCTGGGCCACCTGTCAAGTACCAGCCATTGCCATCAGCAATCTGAGCTTGCATGTATGCTTCCCATGCAGCTTGACCCATGTAAAGGATTGGCTTTTCAGCAGCACCTTTAACAGCGGTAGGAGCAGTGTTGATTACATCCCAAATGGTTGCGATGATGTTACCAGAAGTCAATGCACCTGAACCTGCAGATACAGCACCTGAACCACCTGCCTTAATCAAAGTTTCAAAACCATCGTACTGACCAGCTGTTGCGTTAACACCAGACCACATGATAGTCTCGTTGGCTGCAGCGATACCACCTACCAAACGGCCAATGATAGCGTCTTGGATTTGAGTGTTTACACGGCCGCTCATTACGTCTGCAGTAGACCAGTCTGTGAAGAAGTCCTTCTTACAGATTTGGCGTTGAACTTGGAACTCTTCCAAGGTCAAGATGCGCTCAGTCAAAGTGATAGTACCTGTTGGGGTAAAGTCACATGTTCCTGCAGCGAAAGTTACAGTGTCATCAATTTTGCGTGCTACTGATTTGTAAGGCACGTTTGGCTTCATTGTAACGTACTGAGTTGATACGTTAGACAACAGAGCCTTTGCTACGATTTCACCAGCTAATTCACCTGCATAGGTGGTGGTGAGTGAAGTTGTTGTTGGCATTTTAAATAAAAATTATGAGGTGAATTATTTACTTTGTTTAGAGCGAATGCTTTCCATAAAGTCGCTGAATGAGTTACCATTCGATGCAACTACAGGCTGTGCATTCTTTTTAAATTCTTGAGATTTTACAGAAGGTACAGCAGGTGCTTTTTTAACCGAGGCAAGCTCAGCCTTCACTGCTTCTGCATCCTTCTTAGCATTTTCTACTGCGGCAGCTAGTTCGGTCTTTTCACCTTCTAGTGCAGCAATGCGCTCAGACAATTGACCAATTACAGCAACGAGGTCTTCGCTGCTCATTTCAGTAGATTGTTCTTCGCGTGAGATTTCAGCAACCATTCCGTCTTCGCCTACGATGACTTTGGTCACACCGTCTTCAAGCAGGTATTCTCCTGCAGGTACAGGCACTGGATTACCTTCTGCGTCTTGAGTGTAGATGTCCACACCAACTACCCACTCGTTTGCGGTTGAGTAGATTTTAGTACCATCAGCCAAAGTGCCTTCTACAGAGAACTTAACTTCCGTTGCCGGTGCTTCAGCTGCTGCAGTTTCTTCTTCAAACTTGATACCCACGCTAGATGGATCAATGCCGTACTTGTTAAATACGGATTTGATTTGTTCTTTGATATTCGACATTGTTGGATATTTGGATATAGTAGCAAAAACGATGTTTTGTTACATCCAACAACCTTTCGTATCTTAGCGAAGTAAAAAAATACGCACAATATGAAAACAACAACAGAGGTTTACACAAGTAAGGTTTCAGCACGACTGACTGAAAAACAAATGAAAGCAGTAAAAAAAAATGCAAAGGCTAGCAAGATGAGCATAGCTGAGTATATTCGTGCTTGTATTTTATAATTGGTTTAGTTTCTGGTTAAAAAAAGAAGGCCCTCGTTTGGGCCTTTCTTTTTAAACACTCTATACCTAAACCTAGATTATGTTATACCACGGAGCGAAGATAATTAAAACAACTTTTCGATGCCTGTTTCAAGGCTAATTTCTTTGCCGCAGTTTTCGTTCTTACCATTGGCAGGAAGAAACTCCATGTATGCAATGATGCTCGCCTCATCAATTAAATCTGCGTTGTAGGTAAGTGTCTTAGTTGCGATGTTGTACGCATTGCTACTACCTAACTCAAGATTGATTGTTGAATCTGCACCGGGTGTAAGTGGTATATTCAAAGTGCTACCATACACGTTATCCGTAGTGCCACCAATGCGAGGGCCGTTCATCAATCTGTACATGTACATGTACCCATCGTATGTTTTACCGAATGAATTGATGAGTGTTTTGTAGTTGAACGGGTTTGCGTCAATACCATTGATGTACACCGTGCTGTTAAGCGTGTTTGCACTTGGCTTTTCGATGTCCATTGCGATGGATGTAATATGCGTTTCACCTTTCACAGGTACAATGTTGTAAGTATGCCTGCACTTCCACATTACTTCTTCCATTGTAATACCTGCCAGCTTCAAAAATTCAGCCCTACGAATCTTACGCTTTGGAGTAATTGCATAGCGCGATGTCCACGATACGCGAGGTTTGCCATCTGCGCCCTTAGTGATTACTCGCGCTTTGTATTGCGCACGAATAATAGGGTCTTTCATGTCTTCAGCTACACCATTAACAACTGTTTCGTATGGCTCATAAACGAAGTCAATAGTCGATGTATTAAAGTAGATGCTACTTTCAACGTAGTGGACGGTCTGCCCGGCTAAACCTGAAGGTGCTTCAT